GGTGAATTGTCGAACTTAACATCAAGTTCGCATTCAAAAATGGTCTTCATTGACCAGCGTGATTTGATCTCAAACTTCATCTTACTTCCCTTTCGGTAAATTGCGTTGCAGTCGCATCAAGAGTTCTTCGGTGGTTTCGGTCATGACTACTCCGCCGCCATAAGTTCCGCGTTCGCCGCGCTCATCGTCGCCTCGAATGATTTCAGGTTTGTCGCAAGCTGCATCCCCTGCTCATTCAGGGCTTCGGAAACGTCGTGGAGGTTTTTAGCGGACGCCTCGAACTCCACGCCGCGCATGTAGTCGCGGTAGGTTTTCAGGTACATCAAGCGGCGAATGTCATCTTGCCGCTCCGTCGTGGAGGCGCGTTGGATGTAATAACTGGTGAACAACTGTCCCGCGCTGCGCTCGTCAATCAATTTTTCCTGATTGAGGATTGCGGCGTCAGCTTCGGCTGCCGTCAGCGGCTTGCCGGTTTCGGGATTGGCGAATGTGATGTATGGCTTTTGCATTTCGTATCTCCCCGTTGGGTGTGGGGAGATATTGCGGTAAACGCAAAAGAATTGCAAGAACTAAATTGCAGAAAACGCAATTATTTTTAATAGCCAATAAAATCAAATAATTAGAGGGCTGGTTTTTGCTTTTTCTCTTTTGCTGCCTTTTCATTAGCCAGAAAAACATCGACTTCTTTCTTGGCTTTTATCGTCTTATAGACGGCATATCCAATTGCTAAAACGCCGATGCCTAATATAATCCATATCCTCATTTTGCTCTCCTATGTTTCACTTTTTGGCGGCTTTTACTAATCCAACGGCAAATTTAACAGATTCGTCCGGCGTTAATGGCTGCCCGGCCTTAGCCGCCGTGGAAATCATTGCTCTCATCCCGTTTGTAATTATATCGATCCGTTCAACTGAATTGGCCTTTATCTCATGCGGGGCTTCTCTCATAACAAGGGAGACAGCCAAATCATCAAATGGCTCTAATTCCCATTGCGCCGATTCTCTGGCATAATGACGGGATGCCGAAGTTTCTGAAGACTTCAAATCCGGCGGGTTCTCGCCCAAGTATTCCGACACCCTATCGACCTCATTTATCTTTAGGGGTCTATCGCCAGCCAATATCCTTGTAATGGTTGACGGGTCGCGTCCCAATGCCTTTGCAAGACCGGCCTGATTTTTTTTGCGGACGTTGCCGATTAAGACTGTCCCGTATCCATTTGATATGATTCATGTCCAAAATAATAAAATAAGATTGAAAAATGTAAATTTAGAAGAACGCAATTTTCTTGTTGCAATATGCTTGCGTTTAGCGCAATCTGGTCGCCATGTCAAACGTATCGCAAAATATTATTGATAAATTCGGCGGCATTCAAGCATTGGCAACCATCTTGGAAGTCAATGTAAGCCGCGTTTATCGTTGGACTTATCCAAAATCACGTGGCGGAACTGATGGGGAAATCCCATCCCGCCATTACGCCAAAATTCTCCGCGAAGGCAAGAAGCGCGGTATTTCGGTAGACGTGCTTGATTTTTTCCCAAAAGAAAAAAGGGTGCGCCAATGACCATCTGCGGTGACGAGGTGCGGGGATGACATTGGTACGCAACAAGCCGACTGATCTAGGCCGATCGTTTGGCAAACATCTCGCCAGATTCTGCGAAGAAAAATTAAAACAATATATCGGCACGGGATTGGCTGTCCCGCAAAGATGTGGAACGTGTGCCTTTCGTGAATGGACGGCTCCGAACGGGTGTGAACCGACTGTTTGGGACGCCATGAAATGCGCGATGGAAAGCAAAACTAGGTTTATGTGCCACGAACACAAGAAGGGCGACGAGCCTTCTATTTGCGCTGGATACCTTTTGCTTGCCGACGAAAATCATCCGCGCACGTTCAATGATTTTCCGTTCTCAGATGAGATGGTGTCATGACCCATTATCTCGGCATCGCCAGCATCGGCATTTACATCATCGCATTGATATGGGTATTGCTGCGTCCTTTTATTTGCCGTGCGTGTAAAGAAAACGCAAAGACAGATGATGTTTCTGCAAGGGAGGCGTTATGAAACTCCCCTTTGTCCATCGTCGCGAATATGACCGGCTGTTAATCGAGAACTTCACCCTGCGCGATGCTTTAAGGGAAGCTAACGCGGAACTTTACAAACATCGGACATTGATTGCCGGTCTGCGCACGGGACATACGGCGATGACAGCGGCGGTTGAGAAGGTGTTTCAGTCATGAAGTATCTGCAAACGAAAAAGCAACGCGGATGGTTCGTTTTTGCGATGTTATGTGCGGTAATAGAAATGGCCGTGGGTGTATTCTGCGGATGGGATCAAGTGGGGTGCTTCGACATTTTCATTGGTGCGGGCGCTGCGATTATATTCGCCGTATTTGAAATTGTTGTGTGGATAGAGCTTGGAGACGATGAATGAAACGCTTCATTGCAAAATGGATTTTGGGATTGCCGCTTTCACGGAGACAAAGCGCTCAAGGCGAATTTGTGGATTCTTCATTGGCAGAAGGTTTTAAGTCTGCTTTGGATTTTGTCGAAGAAACAAAGAAAAGTCTCGTTTCGCACAAAAGTTTAATTGAAACTCTCTATCAGAAAAATTGGGAAATTACGAAATACGAACTCCCGAAACTTGACGAAGACATCACCCGCCACGACCAGCTTATCAGACAATTATTCGTTAAAAACCGCGCATTAGAAGAACAATATAAACTTTTAGAGAAACTGTTTTCAGAACAACAGGCGCATATCGCCCCAAAGCCAAAAGCGAAAGCTAAGGCCAAAGGGCGAAGACATGCTCCCCGCTGACCTCCTATGCAGATTTACAGTCCACGGCTATTGCCAGCCGAAGCAACGCACGTTCGGGCGCGGGTTTATCACGCCGCCTGAAACGCGGGCATATGAGAAACTGGTAAAGCAGACGGCTGGATTATCAATGCGCGGACAGCCCTATACGGGGTTTGTCGAAGTCATTATCCACATCAACTGCGCCATTCCAAAATCGTTCACCAAGAAGAAACGTGCAACGGCGTTGTTGCAGCGGATATTCCCCATAAACGCGGACTTGGACAACTGCGTCAAGGCCATCCTTGATGGAATGAACCGCGTGATTTATGCCGATGATCGTCAAGTCATGAGCATATCGGCAAGCCGTCAATACGCGCAAGAAGAATGCGTGAATGTCTCTGTTTATAAAACGGGGGCGGTATGATCCAGCTCGACCTCATGGATTACGTTCCTGCGCCCCACTATCCCGACGGCGCCGGATACAAGGCCTCTGGCGCATCGCAGGAAGCCGCTGAGCTGGTCGATCGTACCGGCAATAAGCATCTGTGGATGAGCCGTTGCAAAGCCCTGTATGACATGCGCCCCGACTGGACGGCGGAAGAGGGTATCAATTACTACGCGATGGATTTGAAAGAAGATATTCGTGCGGTTGATAAAGCTTTGCGACCGAGATTTTGTGAATTGGTAATAGAAAAATTCCTTTGCAAGACCGACGAACGGCGCGGAGAGAACCGCGTGAAGCCGCATGTCTATCGGAGGGCGCAATGATATCGCGTTTCTTCACAGCATGGTCAGAACAGCAACTAACTTTCCTCCGCGATAACTGGGGAGCCATATCCGCCCAACAGATCGGCGACAAAATCGGCAAAACCCGTAATGCAGTTATCGGTCAGGCGAACCGTCTGAAACTCAAAATCATCGGTTCGACAGCTAAGCATCGCGCCTCCTCTACCCGCAAGATTCCAGACTATCGGACTCAAACAATCCGTTCGGAGATTGTCATGCCCAAGAAGGTTTACGAGCGCATCACGGTTGCCAACGTCAAAGACATTCACTGCCGATGGCCTATCGGTAATCCCCGCGAGAAGGGCTTCATGTTCTGCGGGTCAGAGGCGGTTCCTGGCAAACCCTACTGTTTGGAACATTGCAGGATATGTTACGTCAACGCCCCGAAACGCGAGCGCGGGGTTGCGCAGGTTTGTGTGCAGATCGAGATGAACGCATGAACACACGCTTCACCCCCCGCATCAAGTACCACATCGTCCGCGATTATCTCGACGGCAAAGACGTGTCCGGAGAGATGCTGCGACATAACATCAGTTGGCAAGAGTTGCACGGTTGGTGCGAGTTGTGGAGCAAATTCGGCATCAAAGGGTTACGGGCTACGCGGGTGCAGGCGGTTAGGCGGGAGATGGCATGAGCAACGTCATTCGGTTTCCAAAATCACCTGCCCCGCAGAACACGGATGATATGTCTGCCCACGAGTATATCGTAGCGATGATGGACGAGATTGACGTTATGGAGCAACGCAAGGTAGCAACCCAATTTCATCGCAAAGTTCGGATGATTTTGTCTTTTATCCTTAAAAGACTCATCATTGAGGAAAGCGCGCGTCATGGGATCCATTGAAAAAGTGTCAGACGAAACCAACGACACTATTTGTGACGCCGAACAATCTCTCATCGGCGTCCTTTTGGGCGACAGCCGACGTATTTCCGGCGTCGTAGACATTTTGACTCCGGAAGCATTTCTATACCCCGAACATGCCCATATCTTCGACGTACTTTTGACCGAGACAAAAAATGGCAAACGGCATGATTTGCGGACAATTGAGCCGTTATTAAATCCAAAGTTATTTCGTGGCGAAAGTGTAAGGGATTACATATTTTCTATGGCTGCAAGTGTTGTCCTTTTAAATGCCCGCGACTATGCAAAAGCCATCGTCGAAGCTTACAATAAGCGGCGCATCCGAAATCTTGCCAATAGCACATTGCCCGAAGTCGAAAAGGCGCAGGAGATGTCGTTGTTGTGGCGAGAGATTGCTGGAGAGGACGATGCCGAAACTGTAACCCTTCAAACGACGCTCGACAAAGCATTCGAGAAAACAGAGGAAGCCTATAAACGCGGAACCGGTTTTTCAGGCCTTAAAACAGGTTTATCCGGAATAGATCACGCACTGTCGGGAATGGACGATGGTGGATTGTATGTTCTCGCTGGTCGCCCAGGTATGGGGAAAACTGCGGCTGCTCTGACGATTGCCATGAATGCGGCTATGGATAACAAGCCGGTATTATTCTTTAGTCTTGAAATGTCAGGGCAACAACTGGCACACAGGGTTAACGCCCGTTATGCCGGAACGACAATATGGGCACAAAAAAATGGCCCCAAAGATTTAAATTTTCATGCGCTGGTCGAGGCAAGACAAAAATTGGCACGCGCCCCCTTACTCATAATCGACAAGGGTGGCCTCACTGCCGAAAAGATTATTTTCATGGCAGAACAGAATGCCAAGAAATCCCCACCCGCTTTGATTATCATCGACCACCTCGGAATTGTTGCCCCCAGAGATTCACGGGTTAACAGGGTCAACCAAGTGTCAGAGATGACCATGGTTTTTAAAGCCCTCGCCAAATCACTTAAATGCCCCGTCCTGCTGCTTCATCAACTAAACCGTGGGGTAGAGGGGCGCGATGATAAAAGACCTTCCCTGAGTGATTTGCGGGACTCCGGAAGCGTCGAACAGGACGCTGATGCGGTGATGTTGATTTACCGTGAAGAATATTATCTGAAAAATAAAGAGCCTACGGACGAATCTGAGCGCAGCAAATGGGCGCAACGCCTTCTTAACTGCATGGGAAAGGCAGAAATCAATATCGCCAAGAATCGGCAGGGAGATGCACGTAATGTTCTATTGTCATTTGATGCCGTCCGCCAAGTATTTGAGGACAGCCTATGAGCTATTATTTCATGGAACGGGGATGGATGGAACACAAAAAGCTTTATACCGACGAGCCGTATTCGCGTCGTGAGGCATGGGTATGGATGATTGAGCATGCACTTTTTGCCGCCGCAGAAGTTGATATACATGACAAGAAATATAAGCTGGATCGCGGGCAGCTTTCGTATTCTCTGTCGTACATGTCCAAGAAATGGAAATGGCACGTTTCTAAGGTTAGAAGGTTTCTAAATGACCTGAAAAACGAGCAGATGATTGTCATTTTTGCCGACATAGCAACCGACATAGGTCGCGACACACCACAGAATCTCATAAGTATCTGTAATTATGATAAATATCAGTTTAGAAAAATCGTCCGCGACATAGATGGCGACATAGCAACCGACAACAATAATAATACCTTACTTAAAAATACAAAGCAGCTAAGCGCGGAAGCCTTTCCGAAAACTAAAGCAGCGGACGCCTCTCCGCAAAGCATCTTGATAATCCAAGCATTCGATGCCGCTCGAATGGAAATCTGGGGACAAAGCCAAACCCGAATAGCCCCTGCCCCTAGCGATAAATACACAGCCGATGAATGGATAAAATCTGGCTATACGGTCGATTTTTGTCGCCAGCATTTTCGCGAAGAAATGTCGAAAATGTTCGCTCGCGGCAAAGAACCTCCGCGCACCCTAAAGTTTTTCGAGGACAGCCTGAGATCTGCGAAAATGAAATCCCCTATCCAGTTGGACGGAGAAGATAAACTCTGGAAATCTAGGATCAACGATTGGTCAAAGGCCGGGACTTGGTTTGACTTTTGGGGAGAGCCACCCACTTCGCCGAAGTGCCAGTGTCCTAAATCAATACTTCAAGAGCTTGGGTTGGCGGCATGACGAAACAAGAACTCCAAATTATCGCGCGATGGAATTGGCAACAACTCATCAATGCCGCAAAGTGCCGGTGCCGCATAGGAAAGCTCAGGTTGAAATGACTAGCAAAGTACTAAACTGCGTTCCACTTTGCCGGGATTGCCACACAGGTTCCTTTTTGGAAGTGACAGATTCGCCAAAGTTTGCTATGATGTCGTCAAGTATGGCTCCTCGGTTAATGAGGCGGAGTCATTTGCAAATGGCGCGGGAAGAGTCAATACCTGATAGAGAAATTAACTAAACGTTTCGCCGGAAACTGTGAAACATAAATAATATGGATGGCTGGTAATAACCAATAACAGCAGATATTTTTGTTGAAGGCTGATCTCCGGCTTTGGGCGACAAAAATGGGCATCTACATCAATATTATAACACGTGACGAAAAATGTGAAAATATGAACCAATCCCAATCACCTGATGGCGTTGTTAATAGGCTGGTGGACTACTCGTCTGTTCTGTCGTCTCCGAGGGATATTGATCTCATGGACGATGCTGTCGGAGTTATACGTTATCTAGTGCGTCAAAACAGTAGTCGAGACGAGATTATTAATGGACTTAATGCCGACATGGATGAAAAAAATAAAGAAATATCTAGATTGGTTTGCCTCAGGCAAGCTTTGCTTAATCGACACAACAAAGCGATTGATATATTGTCAGGGGAACTGAAAGAAATATCATGCGCGTAAAGGATGTAAAATGACGGCAAAGTTTGAATGGAATGACGAGTTAGTTGATCGTTTATGTGAAGAAATATCTGGTGGAGGAGCCATTTACAAATTAGCTGGAACCGATGGATTTCCGTCTGAGCCTACGATTTATAGGGACATGGCGCGAGACCCTGATTTTGCTGCCCGTATAGCAGAAGCTAGGCGAGCGCAGCAGGACTATGAGGCTGACGCTTGTGTAACTATGGCCGATCAGGCGACTGCGGAGGATTGGCAGGTTGTTAAGCTTAGGATATGGGCAAGGCAGTGGAGGGCTTCCAAGCTGGCCCCGAAGAAGTTTGGTGACAGCACCACGCTCAAGGGCGACAAAGATGCTCCTTTGTACACCAAAGGCAGCGTGAGCGATGACATATTAGCTATTCTGACTACGGATCAGCTCGAACAATTAAAAAACAATGCTATTGCCAAAAATAACGGTGGCTGACATTGAGGCTGAACTTGAGAAGCGTAAACGTAATAGGCTTTTCACGTTTTTCCCAGATATAGGGCAGTTTCGCCGAGAGTTATACGCAAAGCATTTACAGTTTTTTGCGGATGGTGCCGATTTTCGTGTCCGTGAGTTCCGCGCGGCGAACCGTGTAGGCAAGTCTGTAGCTGGTGCTTATGAAACTACGCTTCATCTTACTGGAAAATATCCGCATTGGTGGAGAGGCAAGAGATTTAAGCGTCCCGTCAATGCACTGGTAGCCGGAGAGTCTGGTCGATTGGTTCGGGATTCAATTCAGTTAGAATTGCTTGGTTCGCCGTCGGCAATTGGTACTGGCACTATTCCTTTCGATGATATTCACGAAAGAAGACCAAAGACTGGTATTCCTGATGCCACAGACACGTGCCAGATAAGGCACGTCAGTGGCGGGTTGTCTGTTTTGCAGTTTCAGTCATTCGATCAGGGGCGCGAGGCTTTTCAGGCTACGGCTCGTGATGTTATATGGCTTGATGAGGAAGCCCCGCTTGCTGTTTATACCGAAGCTTTGACGCGCACTATGACTACCGGCGGGGTTGTCTATATGACATTCACCCCGTTGAAAGGCATGTCGGAAACCATCCTGTTTCTTGAAGAGCAGGTTAGGGACGGAAAAGTTTCGTTATGTACGGCGACATGGGATGATGTCCCCCATTTGTCAGATTCCGACAAGAAGGAAATGCTTTCAGCTTATCCACCTCATCAGAGGGACGCTAGAACCAAAGGTATTCCTGCTTTGGGTTCCGGCGCTATTTATCCGGTGCCTGAGAGTGAGTTTGTTATTGCCCCTTTTGAGTTGCCGCTTCATTGGCGGAGAGGGTATGCGCTCGATGTAGGTTGGAACAGGACTGCGGCTATATTTGCTGCTTATGATGCCGATGCGGATACGATTTATTTCCATGACGAGCATTACAGGGGGCAAGCGGAACCATCAGTTCATGCGGATGCGATTAAAGCTCGTGGTGAATGGTTATTTGGGGTAATTGATCCTGCCTCGCACGGACGCGCCCAAAAAGATGGCGAGCAACTTTTTAATTTGTATGAACAATTAGGGCTTCACATCACGAATGCCAAAAATGGCGTTGAATCTGGCATTTATGATGTTTATCAAAGGTTATCGAGTGGTCGCATCAAGGTATTTTCCAATTGCGTGAACTTGTTAAAAGAATATAAACTTTATCGTCGTGATGAAAATGGCAAGATCGTCAAAGAAAACGATCATCTTATGGACGCGTTGAGGTATTACGTTGTTTCAGGCATTGAGGTCTCACGCATGCCGCCTGCTTGGAAGGATAAAATTGCTGGCAATAAACCTAAATTCACCTTCGACTACGACCCGCTTTCAGATAAACACATTAACGGAGGATAAAATGAAAAACGCATTAATAATAGGAACTATTCTTCTTATCGCAACCCCCGCTTTTGCGCAGGGTTTTGATGATCCCTATGGATCGTTAGCGGCATCGTCCTCATGGACTCAGCAGCAGAACATGCAGGATGAAGTGCGGGCAAGCCAAGATCGCCAGCAAGAACAAATGCGCGAACAGCGCGAAGAGAACGAACGCCAGCAGCAACAGATTCAGCAACAACAGGATCAGTTCAACAACATGTCACCCGCCGAACGTCTAACCTATGGTCATTTGTAAATTGATTTATGAACTTAGACCGTGTAAGATGCGCGTCTAATCATAAGGATGGGCTAAATGGGTTTTGGTAGTACTCCAAGTTATACGCCACCTCCTGCGGTTCCCCCCGCAGCGCAGCCTGCAACGCTTGCGTCTTCGTCTGTCGCAGCAACGTCCGCAAGCCGACAAAATGCCATGGGCATCGATTCTCAGGACATCGGTACGAGTGCAGAAGGCGTTAATCCATCAAGTGTGAGTACGGGAAAGGCGACTTTGGGAGGCGTAAATTGATCCGCGTTCTTGGATCTACCGTGAAAAGCGCGAAGACAATCGGATGCCATTTGCGTTTGCAGCCGTTTCAATGGGTGTTCTCAAAACCTCATTGGGATAAGACTTGGCGGACATTTTCGTTTGATATCGGCTTCTTGGGTTTTCAGTTGACGCTGTAAATAAACAATTAACCAGCGTCGTGATGACGCCGGAGATAAAATGGCTCTCGCCGACGACGTTTCATTCTACCAAAAATCCAGCCCTTTGCTGCTGAGCCAGCAATCGCCGTTACAAGGCGCGAAAGAACAGCTTATTCCAGAAGATGTCTGGGTATCGATGTTCGGACATCTATCCGGCAAGCTCAACTCGCTCTACGCATGGCGTCAAACGTGGTGGAGCACAAATTACAACGACATTGCTCGGTACATCGCTCCGCGCCGATCCTTGCTCCTGACGCAGGGTTCTGGCGGCATTCCCACGCCCAATTCCATGATGCGCGGCGTCCCTATTAACAATCAGATTGTCGATCCAACCGCGACCTTGGTATTGCGTTATTGCGCAGGCGGTATGGCGTCTAACCTCGCGGGGCCACAGCGGCCTTGGTTCAAGGTCATCCCATTGATGCAAGGCGTGACCCTCGATGATGAGGCAAGGCAATGGATTGAGAATACCGAAAATCGCATTTATGGCGTTCTGAATATCAGCAATTTCTATAACCAATTCGTACAGGAATGCGAGGATATCGCTTCCTACGGAACTTCTCCGGCGATTATTTATGAAGATGAAGAAAATGTTATCCGTGTGCATGTTCCTTGCGTTGGCGAGTATTACCTTGATGTGGATGCGTCAAATCGGGTTATCGGTCTGTATCGCCTGATCTTGATGACCGTCGAGCAGCAAGTGGATTTCTTTGGAATTGATAACGTCACCGAAGAAACTGCTTTGTTGTGGAAAGGTAAGGGCGCGGGATTACAGACCGAAAGCATTATCGCCCATGCTGTTGAACCGAATTATGCCGTCGGTGCCAATAAAGACTGGAAATTGCCCGGTGGATTCCCGTGGCGCGAGGTTTATTGGGCTTATGGAAATGCCAGCAAGCAGCCTCTGTCCATTCGTGGGTTCTGGGACAAGCCATTTTCGGCATCGCGCTGGTCAACTCAGGGAAATGACGCTTATGGACGATCACAAGGCATGGATGTTCTGCCGGATGTGAAGCAATTGCAAGTGATGACGCGGCGCATGGCCGAAGCCATAGAGAAAATGGTTCGTCCACCTCTAATTGCCGATGAAAAGCTAAAAAATCAGCCTGCCAGCGGTTTGCCGGGGCATGTGACGTTCATGCCGGGGCTGGATGCTCACAACGGCATGCGGTCGATTTACAACGTGAACCCTGACGTTGCTGCCTTGGCGCAGAATATCGAGAAGATTTCCCAACGCATTGAAAAAGGGTTCTTCAAAGACATTTTCATGGCGATTTCTACCCTTCAAGGCGATCAACGTACCGCAACGGAGATACAAGCGCGTCGCGCGGAAGCGATGCAAGTACTCGGCCCTGTCGTTGAGAACATCATCAGTGAGAACTTACGGCCTAAGTTGAAAAGGATTTTCAGCATCATGCAAAGGAAGAAGCTAATCGATCCTATGCCAAAATCGCTACAAGGTCTTCCGCTCGGTTTCGATTTCATCAGCAGTTTGGCTTTAGCACAAAAGGCTAGCTCAATCGGAGCCTTGGATTCCATGTCGGCAATTTTTGGCAATCTTATCTCCGTCTTTCCTGCCGCAGGCGACAAGTTCAATTATGATGCTTATGTCGATGAGCGTGCAGCAATGTCTGGCGTTCCCGCGACGATTATTTATGACGCCGACCATGTAGCTAAGGTACGCGCTGCACGAGCCAAACAACAGCAAGACCAACAGCAGCAGCAGGCTTTGGCTCAAGGCGCACAGACCGCCCAGACTGGCGCACAAGCGGCACAGGTACTTTCCAACACAAGTGTAACTAATGGAAAATCTGCGCTCGACCAGATGTTAAACGGGTGATACATTGGTGTCATGAAATCAGGTATCTACCAAATCGCTAACATTAAATCTGGTCGTAGATATATTGGCAGTGCTTGTCACGATCAGCAAAAGAGGCAGCATGAAAGTCGCGGTTGACCCAAAAGCCGAGCGCACGCAAGTCATCGTCGCAATCGAACTGCTCGAAGCCATCAATCAGGCGACCGGCGGTTGCGAGCAACTTTGCTTCCACCGCCGCGATCCAAGGTTCTTGCTAATGCGCGATGGTCTGGCTGCAGTTAAGGCGTTGTGTATTGCGACATTCCCGAAAAGCATTCACAAGGGCGAGCGCGAGAAGAAAGTGATACTTGTATGATGCAAAGTTCAGAATCTTTTGAACGAGTTTGGGAAAGCCTAGCCCGCGCCGCGTCATGTTCTCGCGAGTTGGGCGTAATGACTAATCTTCCCGCATGGAAAGAGGTCGCCAAGCAGTTTCTTCTCATGCGGCAAAAAGCCAAGGTGATGTACAAGTCCCCTGCCCTGAATGAATTTCAGGTTCAGTCCTTGGTGACGGAGATGGAGATGGCGCAGAAAGCAGCATCGATGATGAGGGGATAATGTCTAGAAATGATGCTATAGATATGGCGGTCAAAAACATTCTTGGTATGTGGCCGGCCAGCATATTTGATGTGTATGCCCAAGTAAGTATTGGCTTCAATCGCGATTTTTCTTTTGTGTGGTGGGTTCAACGTAATTTCAGGGAAATTATGGGTAATAATCATGGCTGACGCAATCGACAATGAAATCGCCTATGACGAACAAGCCATCCCGTTCGATGCCAATGATCCGGAGGCTATCGAAACGGCGGAGAAGCACGCGAAACGCCTCAAAGAGAAAAAGCTTCGCGTGGTTGAAGCCATCATGTCGGAAGAGAATGGACGAGCATGGATGTTTGACCTGCTTGGAACAAACTGCCATGTTTTTTCTGACAATCCTATGCGGGATACGGCAGAGCGTAACGGACGTTTTGAAGGCGAACGTGCGGTTGGCTTGCGCGTGCTTGACGAGGTTATGACTGCCGCGCCGGAAATGTTCTGGTTGATGCGTTGTGAGGCTGTCGAGCGGGAGCGCAAATGAGTTTAACGCCGAGAGAGGTCGAGATTTTGGGATTCGTCGCGGATGGAAATACACATCCCATTATTGCGCAGTTGCTAAATGTTTCTTATGACACCGTAAATTTCCACCTTGATAACGTTCGCATCAAACTAGAAGCAAAAAATACCGTCAATGCTGTCGCAATAGCGATCAGAGCAAATATAATTTCGTAACCCGCCTTTAGCGGTAGTTATATCTCATAAAAAATCAAGTTATAGTATCCGTCAAATAGCCGCTCTGTGAAGAGCCGCATCCCTTGACGGAAAGACCTTATGGCTGACGAAGCACCAGTTGTAGCACCGGAAGTTACCGCTCCTGTAGCGCCCGTCGTTGAAGTAGCTCCCGTCGAAGTTACTACCCCAGTTGTAGAAACCGCGCCAAATCCTGAAGTTGCTCCTGTTGCGCCCGTCGAGCCTGCGGTTGAAGCTGCGAAACCCCTCCTCAATCCAGAGCCAGAAACCAAGCCTGCTGACGCTGTTGCCGAAGCCCCAAAGGTTGACGCCGAGCCAGCGCCGTTGCCGGTTTACGAGTTCAAGCTGCCTGAAGGCGCACAAGTCGATAATCCCGTTTTCAAATCATTCCAATCGAAACTTGGCGAGTTCCAGAATCTTTCCAAGACCGAACAAGCTGCTGTGCAGAAGTTTGGTCAGGAAATGATCGACATGCACCTTGAGGATGTTAAGGCGGTTGTCGAGAGCCAGAATAAGGCTTCTTGGGACTGGTTTAACAACCGCAACAAGGAATGGCTTGAGAGCGCTAAAAAAGACCCTTCGATTGGTGGAGATAATTGGGACGGAACCGTTAGTGCGGCCTCTCAAGCTATTAGCCTTTACGGCGGCACCAAAGCGCAGCAACTCGAAACAGCCAAGCTTTTGCAGGAAACGGGCGTTGAAAATCACCCTGCTCTGCTCCGTTTCTTATCCAACATCACCAAGACGGCAGCA